ACCGGAGATGTTAGGGGAGTAGTGTGCGATAGCTGCAATAAGTTGCTAGGATTTGCTCGGGATGATATTACGATACTGCAGAGTGCGATTAAATACCTGGAGCAGATTTAGAACACCATAGCATCTGGGATATCATTGTCATCCCATTCGTCTTTGTCACCATCGTTAATGTACGCATGTGAGAACATTTTGTCATATGCGTCTTGGTCGTATGATGAGATTTCTTCCAATATACGAATGGCGTTCACTGTAGCCATAATTAGGTCGTCTGTAGATCCAACCTTAGCATTATATGATCCACCCTTACGAACAAAGTTCTTGATTTCATGAAGCAATACCTTCGAGCGAAGGTGAATGTTGTTGCGTTCCAACATTTCTTTGAATTGCAGACACGCCTTCATCTTTGACTTACCGGTTGTTGTCATCCCACGACGCTTCTGTCCTGTTTCAGACACAAACTCGGCGACGTCTGGTGGATTCTCATCAGCTTCATACAGTGCAATGATTGCCTCACCAACACCGTTGTTCTCGACAGTGAAGTACACCATAGCTTCAGCTCGTTCGTATATTCGCAGCAGTTTCTTCAAAACGTGGTAAGATGATACTGACGATGTTGTGTTGGAACGCCATTCAGCTACTTGTTCCATGCTTGGGAATTCGTATGCGACTAATGTGGTGAAGTCGCTTCCACTACCGGTTGCGCAATCCATCCCAATCAGGTACGTTGAACCTGATTGTGGATATTTGTAGAACACAATCTCACCATTCGTGCCAACGGGCTTGATCTTGTCAATCTCACCCGTTAAGTTTGATATGATCACGGTGTCGATCAGCAACGGGTCACTGGACAGGAATTTACACTCATACTCCTGCATCCAACGCAGTTCACCAATCTTCGCTGTTTCAACTTTCTTAAAGTTTTCGTCACGGCCGGGTGGGCGATCCCACAACACCTCCATCGCCTTGAAACCGTTAATACCAATTTCAGGATTTTGTGGGCTTGGGTTGTTAGCACCTCGCCATACTTGTGCGAAAATATTGGTGTCGCCGTTTGGCGTAGATGTGATAATACACGAACCACCTGTTGCCAATGTAGGTGCAATGGATGTCCAGAATTCTGTTTGTACTGAGTCGCGAACAAACGCGAATTCGTCCAAGAACAGCAGGGAGATAGCCAAACCCCGGCCAGTGTTTTCAGAAGTAGCTTGGGAGATGATACGGCTACCATTATCGAAACCAATACTGTGTTTGTTCCATCCATCATCAGCTAGACCAGCCTTGAGCCAGTGAGGAAGACGCTCGTACATGAAACGGATACGGAAGATCATTTCCATAGCGTTGTCGTTCTTGTTTGAAGCAATCAGAACGGTTTTTTCACTGTGGAACAGCGCAAACCAAAGTAGGTATGCAGCACTCGTCTGCGATTTGCCAGTTTGTCGAGCGGATAGAATGATCGACTGCCGGTTGTTCTGGAAGATGCGGAGCATCTCTTCCTGGTAATCGTACAGTTTGAACGGAACTGTCCCTCGCACTGCGTGCTGGATCAGACAGTAGTTCTTGATGAAGTAGACGGAGTCATTCATACACCGCTCAAGTTCTTGAACTTGTTCGTACGTGTATTCGTGTTGCTCGTTCGCGCGTTTAAGGTAGGGGTTTTTGGTTGCCATGGTGGCTATTTAGCCACCAAATCAACAGGGTATCCAATCTTTGGACATAGAGTGTCCGGAGTGAGCATGGAAGTTGATTTTGAGAGCAACACGCATAGTACCATCTGGAGATGCTCCGTATGTAGCTAGCTTAGCCATACGGATTGGTGGTAGTTCAGGTGCTTGTAGTATATTGTTACCTAGCCCCGTCCAGTATGTGTGGAATTTTTGCGACTTGTGTTTGCAGTGCAGTGTTAAATAGGTGTTGTGTTGTTCAACCAATCGTTCAATGACAAACTCTCGAATTACCGTCAAAGACATTACGTCTGTCACAGTCATCAGTGGGAGTCGTCCCGTTGACGGTGTGTGTACATCACCAGGAAATCCAACTGTTCGATCAAAAATCTTTCCACATTCTATTGCTTCATTAATGGTAGCATGACTACCATTGGTCATCAGTGGAATGATTGCATCAATTTTGGCGGCTTTGCCCCGATGAACTGTTTCACTGAAAGGGGTAACTGCGGATGTCTGCGATGTGCTGTTCTTGACTTCAAACTGTGTGATTACACCATTGAATAACACTGCGACATCGGGGCGCTGACTTCCAGGGCGGGAAACGGACACAAGAGTTGCTCCAAGCGTTTTGCTGGCTTCGTGAACTGCTAACTGAGCTTTGTGACCGTTTAGTACCCGCGCTTGAGGCATTAAGAATTTTGCTTCTTCATCAACATCTGCAGGATTTCATTACGATCAGCAACCACTAGATTGTTGTTAACCGTTTGAGGACCACCACCAGGAGTCACAGGTAATAGTTTGTCCTTGTGCATTTTCAGTGCTGCTTTTTCACGAACGGCACCCAACGCGACGTTCAGCATTGTGGCAGTCACTTCACCAATCCGGGCTTTGTACTTGCCTTCAACTCGCTCCATTTCGTCACCGATGGTTTCGACGTTGCCCATTGCTACAGCATAGATTTCTTCCAACTTACCTTCAATCTCATCATCTTTGACATCGTATGTTGGCATTGGGACAACAGGACTAGGTTCCACTTCTTTATATTCAACGATAGTGGTACATGGAGTGATATCCAAGATGTCCTCCATTGGGTGTTCGATTTCTTTTTCGCGGGTGGTGAGTTTCATTTCTGTAATCCTAAGCGGTCATATTCGGATTCCCATATAGACACTACGCGGTAACCCAATGATGTCAATTCTCGTTCGCGGTTCATGGTGTTATCATATAATTCACCAGCCGTAGCACTCACAAAGGGATGACAGTGGTCGGTGCGGTCATATACTTCCAAATTCCCGTGCCATTTATCACCATAAAACTCATATATTGTGTTTGTGTCGGTGCAAAAACCATCTGCATGGTATTTAGTACCAGGAATATGATACTCACGAGTATGGTGGGCGCCGATTATGTGATGACCAGTATCTAATTCCATTTTACGCAGCCACGCAATTGCTTTGTTTGAAATTCCTGATTTAGAACACCGACGACACCCAGAACCGGACAAGTGTTTGTTTGGTGTCTGTTCGAAATTACCATGTTTTGAACAGACAATGGTCACATGGACATTGCTTCGTGTATAGTCAACTTTTGAATAATCATACCGATCACCATGGACTTGCTTAGCTTTGGTTATGAAATCATCTAAGGTTGATGATGTCCACGTATGTACCAACTCGTTCTTACATTTATTGCATCCGTGTCCATGAATGTGGCGAGCGGCATGTTGCTGAAATGCTCCGTGTTTGGGGCATATTATTGTAACTCTGCCTTTACTGGTGGTGTAGTCAACTTTTGAATAATCATACCGATCACCATGGACTTGCTTAGCTCTATCAATGAATTCATTCGTTGTATATCTGATGTTGTTTGCGTTTCGTTCAAAGAAACAACGTCTGCACCCAGCTTGTTTTGATATATGGCTGTTTGGCGTCTGCAGAAACACACCGTGCGTTGGACATATTATTTCCACTGGGTTGTGTGTTGTTTGGTAGTCAACTTTTGAATAATCATACCGATCACCATGGACTTGCTTAGCTCTATCAATGAATTGTGCTGTCTTATTTGAAGATGCTTTGTTCTGTGACGATTCTGAACTTAATTCCTCGTTGCCGACACCATTCTTCGGCAGCTTGCCACTTACATTGGTTTTTGACATATGTTGCTTGTTCATATAGGTTATGTTTTCCCTTTCCTCGGGGCGATCTGGTTTGAGCTCTCGGTTTACATTCAATAAGCTCCTGAATGATATCGCCTTTGCTGTTTCTATACTCAACCCAATAATCTGGATAGTATTTATGCATGCGGCCATCAAGAGCGAGGAAATACGGAATAGCAATTTCCTCACTGGCCCAACGGATGACATTTGGGTTGCCGTCAAAGAACTTATGCAGTTCCAGCTCCCAAGAAGACATGTACCGAATCTTGGTAATATCCCCGACGTATTTGTCGGGGTTCTTAGGTGTGTAGTAGCCTTGCTTGAAGTGTCTAGCCATTATGCGAATATACTATCTGCTAATGATGATGCTTGGTCTGCAGCCGAGCTTGCAGCATCACCGATTGATGTTAATCCAGATGAGAATGCCGATCCAAAGCTATCAAGGGCACCGGTTATTGAACTTGATGCATTTTTAATTGCATCTTGTGCATTAGATAGCAAGTTGCCACCAATGCCGGTAGAAATACCGTTCATTGGATCACAAGAAGTAGTAGCGCCTTGTCCACCGTACGGGGCTACCGCCTTCAGAGCTGCCATCGATCCAGGTGACATATTGTAACGGAGTGGATACAAAGCTCCGGATGTGCTGCTTGGCAGGAATGTTGCTCCATTGGTGTATGCTTGCTCATTGGCGCTCAGACTGGTTTCGATGTATACGCTGTCGTATGCAAATTTCAGATTGACTTCACTACCACCACTCTCTGCCATATCCAAGTCATCCAACGACATTTCGGTGATACGAGGATTGCGGAAGGTGAACACATTCATCAACCGGCCACCGTCATACACATGAAAAATGCGGACAGCTTGTAATACCGTCAGTTGGTTTCCAGCCAATGGGCCAGAACTAGCAGAGTATGAACTGTTATCAATGTAAATTTGGTCTGGGTTGGTGTTACTGAACAGCTCACCAAAGTCCAAACCACCACTCTCAGGACTTAGCAATTCGTTCTCTCCCAGATTTGTGATAGGAGAAATGGCGTTTCGGTATGCGTTGTAGAAATCCAACGCATTGTTCGTCATGTCGTCGTGGAACGTCATGTTCATCTCTTCAAACTCAGTCTTTGTAACAAACTTGGATCTGAAGTTGTAATAGTTTACATCTTCTGTTTGGAATTTGATGTTTGGACGTGATGATTTCTTCACAACGAACGCCATCTCATTCGCAACATCACGTAGGTTTGCGTATTCTGGGTTGAAGATAAACGACACAACAAACATGAACTTGTGCTTTGGTGCTCTTGCAATCAAATCCAACGCATATGGTGAGTTCAAACACTCAACGGACTGCATAGAGTTGGATCCATCCCCCGTGAATATGTTACGACCTAGTCGTTCCAAGTTTTGCAAATCTTGCAGCACTCCAGGGATGCTAGACATTGAGAATTTGCCTTGTTTCACTTGATTGAAGATCGTCTTAGCTTGTCCCCACGCTTGGTTGGCAATCGCTGGATTGAATCCCCGGACAGCGTCCACCACAGTGGATCCGATGCCTGTTTGATCCAGCACCCAGTTCGCACCAGATTCGATTGTTGATCCAATTGACGATGGTAGAGATCCGCATCCTGAGCGAATGGTGTTAGATATTGACGACAATGTCCGCAGTCCTTGCCCGATCTTTCCAGCACCAACGCTGTTTAGAATTTCAAGATCGCCAATCTTCCCAACAGCGTTGCCGAACGATCGCAAGTTGCTGCTAGATGTTGCTGCAGCAAGCGAGCATTTGTATGTCATGTAATTACGTGGATCAGCCATGTCAATGTTCCCTGAATATGTTGATTCTATTTATGAAAAAGGGAAAGGGCGGAAAAACCGCCCTTTCGTTTTGTGTTGCTTGTATGGTTGGTGTTAGATAGTACCAGCACCACCAGTTGCAATACCTTGGCCTTGATTGTATCCACCAAGCGTTTGACGTGCATGGTCGAATCGGATCGACATATCGATCGTCACTGCCTTACCGTCGCTGTAATCGAGTTCACCGTAGTTCGATGATTTGATCCAGCAGCCTTCGATTGTCCACTTTTCGATAACTTGGTTGTTACCATCCATCTGATCGAGGTACGTAACGAACTTGTAGATGGAACCTTCACCAGCAGCGGCCAGCCATTGTCCTTCAGCGCCGATCAACCATTGTTGCTTCTGTAGTTGAGCTTGCAGAACAGCAGATGCAGAGCTAGTGACGTCATCTTCAATTGTTAGCTTCAGTTCTTCCCATGAATGCTTAGCAGCAACGTATGCAACAGAGTTGTAACGGTGCAGTGGGACTTCTTCGAAGTTCAGTGTCGGACGGTTGACCTTAACCGCTTGCATGGAGACTGGTTGGCTGTCAGCACCACCACCCATGTTAGCGAAAGTAACACGCCAACGGTTTGCTTGTTTTGGGTGGTAGATACCTGTGCCTACGCCAGGGATACCGATGTCATTAATTGTACTCACAGTATGTCTCCTCTATTAACCTGTTAACGATGCGCCAGTTGCCACAATGCGGATTGGGATGTGAATGAATTCAGCTGCACGGACAGGCTTGAGAGCGATGTCGATGTACATTTCATTACGATCAATACGATCTGGCGTGTTGTTTGATGTATCACAAACTGTTGCGAAGTCATACAGACCACGTTTAACAATCAGGTCACCTAGGAACGAGTCCACAGTTGCCTTCAGGTTGTCGCGAGTTAGTTGGTCGTTTGGTTCGAACACGAACGACATTGTGTTCTTACGCAGTTGACGACGAACATACATAACCAAACGCGTTACGTTGATACGGTCCAGAGCGGATGCATCAGGAGCAGAAGTTTTCTGACCCCAAACTACAATACCACGACCTGGGAAGAACACGATTGGGTTGATGTTTGTGAAGTACTTGTATAGGTTGTCGCGCTGACCATTGTTCAGAGCAACAGCGTTGAATGTGGTTGCAGTTCCCAGAGTTCCTGAAACATAACCAACATCATCAACTGCAGATACCATACCACGACGAGTACCAGCTGGTGCGAACCACAGTTCCGACACTTCGTCACTGTAAGCGATTGTGCGTAGAGCAACACCAGATGCTGCGACAAAGATTTGTGCGCCATCGAGGTTTGAGCAAACGCCGTGTGGGTAGTAGTATGCAACGTTGCGGGAGGTCTGACGTGCAGTTGTAGCTGCCCAGTTCACAACATCTTCTGGATTCTTGTCAAATGGCGTATCAGCGATAACCATTGCTTCTTCCATGATGTCGATGGATAGGTTCAGCATTTCATTGGCTAGTTCTGGGAAGCCTGGACACAGAATCAGGTTGTATTCATACGTTTCTGAACGGATGTCTGCGTTGCTATTAACAGAAGCCTGCAGAGCTGTAACAACAGCAACGCGACGAGCAGCGTCATTTGCACCCAGAGATGTCTTGTTCAGGAATTCGCTGGTGAACTTGAAGGAGTCAGCAGCACTCAACAGAGTGTTACCGGCTTCGTTTGCTGTCCAGCCAGTTGTAACAACAGAACCGAGGTGGTTGGTTTCCCAATTGATAGCAACACCGGTTAGACCAAGGTAGCCAGTACCGACAGGTGGATTGGTGTAGCCGTTGGAGTATACCAACAGTGGGCTTGCTGTATGATCGATTGTGAAGTCGGACTGCAGGTTGCGGAATGAGAATTTGTCCCAAACTTGCTGAGTTGCAGTAGCGACCAACGACAGTAATTCTGTACGGTTAACAGCAACCTTATAGTTGATGTCAGAAGCGACATAACCATTGGATGTGTTGTATTCGTTCAAATATGTGTTGGTGATGTTTTCCAACACATATGCGGACTCTTGCAGTGCAATGTCCCACATGTGGCGAATGTCGGCTAGACTGTCGTTGAGGTTAACGTTGGCGCGAACAACATATGCCATATTGCCAATGCCGAGGAAGTGGTTTAGAGCAACCAACCCATACTCATTGCGGACGTCACCATGCATTGCTTGACCGCTTGAATCGGTAAGGAATCGTGGCACGCCATACAGCTGGGTGCTTTGCTTGAGGGATGTAACTGTGCGAATAACGTTACTTTCGAAAGTTCCAGCAGCATCTGTGATGCCGTCGGCTTGCTTCTTTTCGTCAGCTGTCGCCAGGAAAATCAATGGGACTGTTGCAGCTGCTGCCGGAATGAAGAACCTTTCATCAGTGACAGTAACACTAACGCCTGCACTAACTAGATTTGCCATTTA